TTACCCTTAGGTGCTCGCCACATGACCACGAATGAAGGGCTACTTTCGTTTTCACAGAGATACTCATAGACCCATTTGTTATGGAGTCCTGTATACTCAGTGTCACCGATAGTAACCTTCACCATAGATTTACCTGAGTCAGAAGTATACTCTTCGACTTCATCTACGGTACATTCGTAGATATCAAAGAGTTTATCACTACCTGCAACCCATCGTTTAACTGTCTTGATTAAGTTCATTGTGTTAGCATATATAAGCCTACGTTACCGAGGGCATATCCAAAGTAGGTTATTGACATACCGATATTACCTTTAGTGAATTGTTCTATAGAGATATAGAGATACACTAAGCCGATACCAGCGATTAAGACAGGAGATTCAACCTGCATACATGCTCCTTGTACTCTTTAAAAGTTATCCATAGAGACTTACATCGAGGGCATTCATAGATGTAGTTTATATTGACTCTACCGTCTAACTTGGAGGTGTACGTTTTAACTATTCGAGGTGGGTGGGTATTTGCAGAGGCCATTATCAATTAGTTGTTGGGCCATACGCTGGTATGAGCCTTGTAGGTTATTGATGGTACGGGTATTGATTAGGTATTGGAAGCCTTCAATGATTTCATCTTCGTTAAGATTACCTGACTCGAATTCAATAAAGAAATCTACTAAGTCGAATGTTTTAGTCATATTTTTGGGTTCTCACTTCTTCAATTTGTTCAATAGATGGTGTAGCGGAGAACTCAAACTCAGCTAAGAATTTGAGCCCTTCGTATACCCGTAGGCGGTCAGTGAGTATAAGAACTAGTCTCATTTTAGTTCGTGTAAGAAACCAATGATAGTACCTTCACGCTCAAGAATTTCGAGACAACGAGTATACCACACTACTTTACGTACTTCTTGTAGTTCATTATCTTTTTTACCCATACGCATAAGGTACTTATAGATTTGACCTAGCAAGTGTTTCTTTAAACCTTGGGTACCTAAGATAAATTCCATACATTCAATGTATTGGTATTGAGCTACGATACCTTGGTAGTGGTCTGGGTTGATTTGGTCTTTAGTCATTGGTGCGGTTAAGATTTTAAAAGATGTTTGATTTTCATCGATTTCTTTGTTATATGCTCTAGCAAAGGTTTCAGGCCATAAGTGTTTACGTGCATATTCATCGTAGAAGTCTGAATGGTAACGTGCGTCACGAACATCTTTATTGCTGTGTGACCACAGTTGGTTGTCATTATCAATATCAATAGACATCGCCATTCTCCTTCATCTTTTTATCTTCATATGGTGCAGCAATTCTGCGATAGAACTCAAGCTTAGCTCCTTCAAGCGCACCTACTACATCATTAACAGATTGGTACGAGGGGCTTTTGTTGTAGTAGTCACGAATGAATGTCGTGATAAGGAAGTTAAGTTCACCTGCACAGTGAGGCTCATAGTTCAACATGTGGGGTGACTGACGGGTTTCTTCAGTAATGTAGGGCATTAGATATGTACTTTAGATGGTTTAAAGAATTGAGCGATTACACATAGAGACATAAAACAAACTATACAGGTTAGGATTAAGTTAAACAATTACAGATACTCCGCAATGATAGTGTCACAAGCTTTATCTACAGTTGAACGCCATTCAGTGACAAGGGACTCAAAGAATGGATGGATGATAGAAGCATCAGCTTTGAATGCTACTACGGGTTTACGTAGAACATACGAAGCGTAGAATACTTCCATAGCAGTACCATGCTTGGCTACTGTTGGGTTATCAAGGTTGACTAAGATAATGTCAGACTCTTGAATGTCTCGTAGGTCTAGTTCGAAGATGCGTTTCATAGCACGTTGTTCGAAGTTATGGATACGGCGAGTAGGGTCTAGTGTTAATACATCGTTTTGATTTAGTTGCCATGTAGCAATGTCACGCCAACCTTTAGCTTCAGTTGATGATACATGTTCCATTGGACCTGCTAGGTATACAGTTCTTACTTTATGTGCTTTGTACATTACATTTCCATTATTGCGATATACGCATGATCGTTTGCTACCATGAATTTTACTTGCCATCGGCTTGCAATAGCTTTTTCGAGCCTATTTTTGAAATCATTGTGGTTTACTGCGCTTATTATCATTTGTTTCATTAAAATACCTCTGGTTTAAGTTCTTTAACACGTTGAGTACATAGATTGTTTAATGTTCTGAAGTCAATTTTAGGATTTTTAAAGTCTTTAAGGATGTTCCACATTTCTTCAGCGACTAAGTCATGGTACACAGTATGCAACAAACGAGGGATGTACTTAGAAGACCAATTATTCATTTCATTTGCGATTTTAGCATGGACTTTATCAACAAGGTGTTTATCAACGAACTTACTAACAATCTTGTCTTCAATGATTTCACCACCTACTAATGGAGCGCCCATCTCTTTGTGATGACTTTCTTTGAAGGCATTGGTGATGAGCTTAGCCCATGTTTGACGACCGAACTTATTTTCATAAGCATAGTTCTTGATAACAATACCTTCACCATTACCTTTACCGTCATCAATCAAGAAGAAGTTACGGTTGAGACATTCTTGGTATGTTTCATAGTTACCGTTCCTGATGATAGCGATAGGTGCAATGTATTCTACTTCATACGTATCAAGGATTGATTTGTATTCATCATAAGGTACATATTTTTCAGAGCCACGATTGTATACATCGAAGATATAGAACTTACGCCATGCATCTTCACGATACGTTTTGAGACTATGAGGTACAAGCCACTCACCATAGAAGATTAAGTGAGGGTAGGCTTGGACCAGTTCAACGTGCTTAGGGCTATTACGCATAGCAGTTAAGAAGCCAGCATTGTCAGCATCAATGCTTAGGTGACGATTTCGACTACCTGCAGTGATATCAGAGTATGTTGTGTCATACCAGATACTACCGTTAGTACCATCAATCTTAGGGAATACATATGATGTACCTACTTCGATACCGTCAGTTTCATCTGTGTGAAGCTTTTCAAGGTGTTGATATTTAATAAACATTAGAGTTCCTTAATGATTTTAAGTAAATCAGCAGTATACCATAGACCACCTTGATTAGCTGGTCGTTGGTGTTCTACATAGTCATCAACTTCAACCATACACCACACACGATCTTTCTTTGAGAGGTGAGGTGCTACAGGTTCAGCACAGCAATGCCAACCGGGGCGGTGAGCATAGCCTTTAGTTTTGTGGTCTTCAGCTTGGTACCACCAGTCATCATAGAGTTTTTGTTTACGGTTAATAAATAGTGGTCCGTATGAACCATCTTTACGTTTACGGAATAGTTTATAGGCAATCATCAGGTTGATATTCCTTGCAGTCAATACTAAAGTCACTGATAGCGATAGGGAATTCAGGATTACCCCACCACTTAGTACCACCTTCAATCACCTTATCAGTAATTTGTCGGTGGCATTCTTTGTTTTTACACTTTGCATTACAGAATGTCATATCACGATAGCACATCATTTGTATTAACTTTGTTAAGTTTATCTGCGTAGTTATTTGCTTCTTTTTCGGTTAAGAATAGAACAGCATCAGCGTAGGTTACTTCTTTACCTGCTACACCGTAGTACATACGGTCAAGACCTTGCCTACGGAATACTAGGTAGTGCTTTACTTCAGAAGTTTTCACTTTTAAATTCCTCTAAGAATTGTTGTACGATGTATTCTTGCACTCCTTCATCAATTATTGGTAGAATACTACGTTCTCTTGGGTCAAGCATTAGATACATTGATTCGATGTAACATTCTGCTGGATAGTCAGGCTCATTTTTAAGACCGTAGCTATCAACAGAGCCTAGTTCTTCAGGTTGGTAGTAGATTTTACAGACAAAGGTAATGCTACATTCTTCATCAAAGTAAATAAAATCGTGATTCATTCTTTATGTTCCTCATGCCAGATTTCCTCTGAGTGTTTAGTTTCGGTATCATTAAAGCTTAAGTCAACTTCCATTTCGGTATGATCACGAAAGAAAATAATTGCAGTACCCCATTTATCAACGATTTCTTCAATATCATTAGCGGTTTTACCTTCGGGTAGTTCTACAACACCGTCCCAGTAGGTAGGGTATTTAGCTACAATACGGATTTTGTTTTTCATGTTGATAACACCTGTAGAGTCATGTTGATTGCTTGGACAATCATCATTTGCTCTTGTGGATGCAGTTGATCCCAAGGGCGGCTGTTAGGGAAATGCTCTTGCATTTTCTTGTAGTATTGTTCTACATCATTCATGTTTGAAATCCTCATTGTTAAATGCGTAAGTCATATCACAACCTTTATCAATCATCATTTGTATGACTTCTTTAGGTAGTTCAAACACACCATCATAGTCTGTAAGTATTTTACCTTCAAACCACATACTACCTGCATAGTTATCGCCTTCGATATTGTGTTCAAAGTAGATAACGTCAGGGTTATCAGTAGTGTAGATTGAGAAGGACATATTAAGAACCTTCCATATCAGTGTATGGTTTGTAGATAGTATTACGGGTTTCGAAACTACCATCATCAAACTTATACAGTACAGAAGAAGTACGCACTTTATCAGAACCCCATGCAGGATGGTTTACAGTACGTACATGTGCTACTTCATGACCGGGGTACATATCTTCATCGAATGTTACATTACCTGTGAAGTATACAATAGGTTTTTTGTAGTTAGCTGGACGTTCTTCAAGGTGTTTGCTGTACTGCAGTGCAGTGTTAATGGATGTGATATCGCCAATCATTGTGTTTCCTTTACTTCTTCAACATAAACTTCACCGGGGTCAAAGCCTAGATCAAGATATACTTCATCATAGACAGCTGATTCAGATGTACCTTCAGTATAGTACTCTACGGTTGAACCTGAATCATATTTGATACATACCCAGAATTGTTTCATTTGAGTTCCTTAAGTGCTTTACGGATACGAGCAGCTTTATTACGGTCATTACGTAATGTTTGTTTCCAGAAGTTAAGTCGTTTGAAGTCACTTGCTGTTTCTGGTAGTAGGATGTCACAATGGTCGTAGTTCTTAGCTACCATTGCTTTGCTGAAGCAGATTTCCCATTCGATTTCATGGAGTTTTTCTGTTAAGGCTTGTCGTGCGAGTACTTTTGTTGAGTGACTAATCATATGTGTGTTCCTTTTGGATGAAATAAAAAGCCCGTTCAACAGACTGGTGGGTCTGCCGAAGGGCTTATTTAGAGTGGATAGTTATCGCTTCAGAAGTCAGAGTCAGCGTGTGCGGCTGAAGGAGCCTCATCACCGTCATCATCGAAGTCAACGAAGTTACTATTCTTTGGTTCGTATTTAACGAGGTTAGATACTTGTACTGCAGTGAGCATTACAGAGGTACCTTCTTTAGTGACTACACCTTTAGGTGTCTTGATCTGGTAGTCTTTCAAGAATACCATGACGTTACCTACAGAACCGTTACCGATAGTCTTAGGGTCGAGTGGCTGTTTGCTCATATCAACGACACGTACCTTAGTTGCATCTGTACCGTCTTTCTTTTGAGCTTTCTTCTTGAGGTTAATAGATACTTTACCTGTATCTTTACCGTCTTTATCTTTGACAGGCTTAGTTTTACCGTAGGCTTC